CCAACAGTTAGAAATTGCTTTCACCACTCTTCTAGGTTCAAAAGAGAAATCAGATGCTCTAATGAGTCAAATGGTTGATACAGCAATGAAAACCCCTTATTCATTGCAGGGTGTAGCTTCTGGTGCCCGTCAATTATTAGCTTACGGATTCGCTGCCGAAGATGTTAATGATGTATTAGTCCGTCTTGGTAATGTTGCTTCGGGCCTAGGACTTCCTTTGGAACGTCTTACTTATCTTTACGGTACCACTCGTGTGCAAGGTAGATTGTATGCTAGGGATATGCTTCAATTCACTTCTTCAGGTATTCCTTTACTACAGAAGTTGGCTGATATGTACGGAGTTTCTACCGATAAGATCAACGATATGGTTACAGCCGGAAAGATTGGCTTCTCTGACGTTGAAAAGGTCTTTAAATCAATGACCGATCAGGGAGGAATGTTCTATAATCTTATGGAGAACCAGAGTAAGTCGTTTACTGGACAGATTTCAAATGATAAAGATCAGATTAGTAAAATTCTAAATGATATAGGTAAGTCCAATGAGGATTTGATTAACGGTGGCTTGTCAGGTGTAAAAACACTTTTAGACAATTACGAGGCTATAGGCAAAATGCTAGTTGGATTGGTTGCTACATACGGAACCTATAAGACAGCTGTCATGATTGTTACTACTGTTCAAAAAGAACAGGCGGCTATTAATGCTATGATTGCAGCATCAAATGGTGTTTTTAACACCTCTTTAGCTGCTCAATGGTTATGGACGGAAAGGCTACAAAAGGCTCAAGCTTTTCTAAACAAAACCATGCTTTCAAATCCTTATGTAGCTGTTGCAACTGCTATTGTCGGTGTGATAGCTGTTACTTGGGCTCTAAGCGATAGCACTACCTCAGCCGAGAAAGCGCAGAAGGACTTCAATGCTTCAATGGAAGCTCAAAAGCAGCAACTAGATGAAACCGAGAACAAAGCTAAGTCGCTGATTGAAACTATAAAATCAGAGACTACTACTCAATACGATAAGCAAAAAGCTTTGCAGACTCTTCAAAGAATGATGCCTTCAATATTCAGAAATATGGATATTGAGACTCTAAAACTTATGAAACAAGTGAGCTTATACAAGCAACTTGCTGAATGGAAAAACAGACAGGCTTTAATAGGAGCAAAGACAAACGCTATTTTACAGAACCAAGAGATAGCAAGACTTGAAAAAGAAAAAAAGAATGGTCCTACTTCATCAATGGAAACTCCAGAGGCTTTCAATGCTAGAATGGACAAACAAATTGAAAAAGCAAAGGCTCTCCGTTCTTTGTATGAAAAGAGTGTAGATGAAATAAATAGTATATCAAAGAAAGCAGCTTTCAATGCTCAACCAAAATCAGTTAAACTACAATCACTAAATAGTGATAAATCATCCCTTGAAGCAGATATTAAGAGATTAGAAGCAGAAAAACAGAAAGCAGAGAAAGAAGGACGCTTTTTTGGATCTCAATATCTTCTAACAGCAAAGAGAGGGCAATTGTCAGAAATAAATAAGACTATTAGTAGTCTGAATTCAACAACGAAGAAAACAGTTCTTGATAAAAGCTATTGGGATGATTTGAAGAAATCTGCAACTGAATCCATTGGATCCATAGATTCTAATATACTAAGACGTTTAAAAAAGGGCAAAACCTCTGGCATTGATAAAAGCACTATAGAGCTTTATAAAAAGTCTGAAAGTGATCTAAAGAAGGCGAAAGATAACTTATCACTTTATGATACTACTGGAAAAGATGAAAAAGCTGCTGCAAAAGCTGAACTTGAACGAGAGGTGACAGCAAAGAAAATTCAAGATCTAAAAGATAAACAGGCAAGAGAGCAAGCGAGGAAAAGTGAGGATCTTCAGGAACAGTTTAAGCAGTCCGAAATTGATAAACTGAAAGATGGAGCTGAGAAAACTTTAGCTCAACTTAAATTGAATCATGAAAAGGAAATGATTGAACTTAAGCGGCAAAGAGAAGACTATTTGCAAAAGAAAATAGATAATAGAAAGGCTATTTTTGATGCAAACCCAAAGAATAAGGGGAAACAATTTGATTCTTCGAAGATTAAACTGTCCTTAGGGGAAGATGCCGCCTTTGATATGCTTGAAAGTAATTCACGTATCAAGTACCGAAAGGATCTTGCAGATACTTATAAAAATATTCTTTCTGATTATAAAACTTATTCAGAAAGAAGGCTTGAAATACAAAAAGACTATGACGAAAAAAGAAAAGCACTAAAAGAAGCCGGAGGTACGAAGGAGAATTTCGATCAATTGAACTACAGAGAATCTAAGGATTTAGAGTCTATAGACCTTGAGTTTGCAAATCAAAAGGATACTTTTCAAGTATGGATGAATCAGATTGCAGACATGAGCCTTGAGCAACTTCTTTCAACATTAAAGAAGGCAGAGAATGCCTTGGTAATGGCTCAAATGAAAAGTCACAATTCAGACGGCTCCATTAAGGATACCAATCAGGTAGCAACTTTAAGAGCACAAATAAAATCTCTCACTAACAGAATTAATACTCTTCAGAGTGAAGATAAAACTAAAAGAACTGTTAAGGAGTGGAAAGATACCGAAGAAGTTCTGTCGAAGGTAAATGGAGAGCTTCAAGAAATAGGTAAAAATGTAGGTGGAGCCACTGGGGAACTGATCTCTTTTGCGGGAGAATTATCAACGAATGCCGTTTCTATGATTAATAGCATAGTTCAGCTTTCAGAGATCAATTCAAAGGCGGTACAGACAACTGCTATAGGAGCCGCTAAGGCAATTAAAACGGTTGAAAAAGCTTCTGTAATATTAGCTATCGTTTCTGCAGCTCTACAAATCCTTGAAAAGATTAAAAGTGCTATTTCAACTGATGCCTCAGATAAATACGAATTAGAGTTCCAAAAAAACAAGCTTGATTTACAGCTTAGATATAATGAGGCACTTGCTAAGCAACTCGCTTTGCAGGATAAAATGTTTGGTGGAAACAAATTCTCCAATGCACTTGCCTATATAGCTGCTTATTATAAGGCTCTGAACAATTATGAAGAGCAATATGAGAATGCCGTTTTTGTAAGACAGAAAAAAACAAATTCTTGGGCAAAAATAGTATCTCCTGTATTTGGTGGTACTCTACAAAGCACTAAGACATACACTGTCAATGCACGTGAAAATATGCAGGTTCAAACTAGGAAAGGAAACTTCTGGCATCATTCAAAGTATGCAAACCTTGAAGACTGGCTAAAAGAAAACGGATACGGAAACCTATTCAGCTCTGATGGCTCACTAAATCTTGATCTTGCAAAGTCTGTGGTTACAATGGATAACTTAACAGATGAAACTAAGAAGTATCTCCAAAGCCTTATAGATTGTCAGGAACAAGTCAATGAGATGAATGAATCTCTTAAAGAGTATATAGATTATACATTTGGAGAATTAGGCGATGATATGACAAATGTGATTGTAGATGCTTTTAAAAATGGGACAGACGCTGCATATAACTTTAAAAAGGATATCGTTAAAGTGCTGGAAGATGTTGGAGCACAAATGGCAAGAAGCTTATTTGTTCAGAAGTATATTACAGCTTATTCAGATGCTCTAACTGCAATTTACCAAAAGAAAAGAGAGGGCACAGAACAGGAAAAGACAAATGCTATAGCCTCGGAAGTTACACAGGCAACATCTGACTACTTCAAAAATCTTACTGATGCTCAGCAACAATCTGATGATTGGCTCAAACAGTATAAGGAGATGGCTTCTAAATATGGATTTGATCTTTATTCAAATACATCTTCTCAAGATTCAACTTCCGGTAGTTTCCAAACAATGTCTCAGGATCAAGGTCGTGAGCTTGACGGACGTTTTACAGCACTTCAAATGGCAGGTGAAGAGATAAAAACTCAAAGCATTTATCAGTCAAACATTCTCACTCGTATAGATGCTAATGTAGGGCAATTACTAACAACAAGCAGTGAGGCTGAGACTTTGATTTCAAGATGCGCGGATGTTGCGGGAGAAATAAGAGACTTAATATTGAATTCTTTCTATGAATTGCAGAAAATTACCAAAAATACTGGCTCAACATCTGATAATACAAGCAAAGCAAATGATTATCTTAAAAAAATAGCAGATAAACTATGAAGGGAGATCTATTTATTAATGGAAAAGATGCATGGGATACATGGGGAGTAAATATAGGAGAGGACTTCTTGGAAGCTCTTCTTACTCCTTCACCCATGAAAGCGTATATAGAGAACAAGAGCCGGCTAGAGAATGGTAAGCAAGTAGATACAACCGATGCAAAAGTGGACGAAAGAGATGTTCAGGTAACTATAACCTTAGAGGGAAATACTCAAGCCGAATACTTATCAAGATATGAAAGCTTTGTTACTGAACTATACAAAGGGATTATTATGATGAAAGTTCCAGCCTTAGGAAAAGTATACAAGCTCACCTATGACAGCTCCCCGACCAAGATGGGAAACTATGGGCTTTGCTTTGGGAAATTCACGCTTAAGTTTAATGAACCCAATCCTATGGATAGGGAAAATATTTAATTGCCGACATTAGCTCTATTGTCGTGTTTGAAAGCTCTAATTATTAGGGCTTTCTTTCGTTTATATTGACCTTTGGTATATGATAGATATAAAAGACATATCCGGCAATATTAGGCTTTCAGTGCCAGTCTCTGAAAAGGCTGTTCACAAGAAAGAGTTAATGAAAGAAGATTATGTTCTCCTTCTATTTAATACTGAAAGTATCATCGCTTTTCAGAAAGGTGACAATATTGAATCTGAAAGTAAAAGATATGAAATTGTAGATCTTACATTCCCCAGTGATTCAGATACAGGATATAACTACGAATTAAAGTTTGATTCACCAGAGAAAAAGTGGTCGAAGAGAATATTTTTCTATAACCGTCAGAATCAAAAAGAGAAGTTATGGTCTTTAACAAGTACCTTGGCTAACTTCATGGAGCTTATTTGCTCTAATCTAAAGACTTTAGGATATAAGTACAACGGGCTTGATTACACCTATTCAATCGGCTCAGATGTTGCAAGTACCTCTTTATATCTATCGTTTGATTCGCAGAATATCTTTGATGCCTTAACTGATCTAGCAGAGAAGTGGGAAACAGAATGGTGGGTAACGGATAATATCATCCATTTTGGGAAATGCGAATTTGGTACAGAAACAGATTTTGAAGAGGGGGTGAATATTAACGGTATGACTAGAAGCGAAGGTGATTCAACTTCTTATGTTACCCGTCTTTATCCTTTTGGATCTACTCGAAATATTCCTACTAATTACCGACTTGTAACAGAAGGCTTGGTTGTGGAAGGTGTTGTAGAAAAAAGACTAATGCTTCCTTCTCCTTTAGACCATATTGATGCATGGGAAAATATGGCTGATGCTGACATAGTAGAGGGGGTTGTTGCTTTCGATGATGTTTACCCCAAAAGAATCGGCACTATATCTCAGATAGCGACTAAAGAATATACTAATATCGACACTGATGATGATGGCAAAGAAACTGTCACAAAGTGGAATGCTTATATCTTTAAAGATTCTAGCTTTGCTTTTGCAAAGAGTTATATTTTACCAGGAATAGAACTAAAAGTAACATTCCAAACAGGCATTCTAGCCGGAATGGAATTCGATATTGCAAACTTCAATGAAACTGATCAAACCTTTGAGATTAAGAGAAATGATACTTATGGAATCAATTTACCAAATGATACTTTAAAGCCTTCCGTAAACGATACTTATGTTCTTTCAGGATACGATGCTTCATTCGTAAGTGATACTCTTATTCCCGCGGCAGAACAAGAATTGTTATCTGTAGCAAAAGACTATCTAGCCAAGAAAAGTATTGATACTTCTGTTTATGATTGTCCGACAAACAAAATAAGGGTTCGAGGGCATGTAAACGGCATCTATTCAGAAGCTAATGTGCAGGACTTTGAAGTAGGGCAGAAGGTCTTTCTTAAGAATCTGGCTTTTCTAAAAACAGGAAGAAGTTCGAGAGTATATGGATATGAAAAAAGGTTGGATGATAAATTTAATTGTACTTATACAGTTGGAGAAAGCACGAAATATTCCCGTATTGGCAAGATTGAGGAAGAAGTAAAGTCGATTACCTATAAAGGACAGGCATACACAGGAACTAGTAGAGAAATGTATCTTATTACAAAATATGATGCAACAAAAGCAACGGATTCTAATGTCTATTCTGCATTAAGAGCTAAAACCGATTTTCTATCTAAAACAGAGCAAGATATCGCACAAAAACTAATAATTTTCCTAGAAGGCTTGATATCTGATGATATAAAATCTCAGAAATATACTTCCGGTGCATTAGGTGAAGGCATGAGGTTTTGGATGCAAGACGGGAAGTCTTACGGGGAACTAGACAATCTGACTGTTCGCATGAAGACTATCTTCAGAGAGCTTGTTATTGAAAAGTTGTCTCATGTTGGCGGTGAATTGGTTTCCTCTCCTGGTAGAATGAAGTGTGTACGGGTAGAGGAGCAAACAAATGTTTATCGCTGTTACTTTGATCGGGGGACTGATTTAGAGGTATATAATGAATTCGTTGTAAATGACCAAGCACGCTGCCAGGTCTTTACTAGTGCAGGACAAAAATATTACTGGAGACTAGTTGTAGCTGTGGGTGATGATTATATAGATTTAAGCAAAACAGACTGTGATGGAACCGGAGTACCCACTGCTGGGGATGATATAGTACAGCTTGGAAACAGATCAGATAGTACGAGACAGAATGCACAAATACTTTCTTCTTACGGACCCGATGCACCTTCACACAAACAGTACTCGGGCATACACTCTTACAATCTTTCAGGTTGTGAATTGAATGTTACATCTTCTAAAGGAAACAAACTTATCGGTGATCTCTCGGTCTTATCGGGAGGCAAAAAAGTTCGTGTTCCCGCTGATCGTGGCGTCTGGTCTGAAGGCATGGTTTGTAATTACTATGACCGTGTCAGCAATAAAGGCGCATTATGGCTGTGCGTAATAGAGGAAGGCACAACCACAACCGAAGAGCCCTCAACGTTATCCGAGGATTGGCAGAAACAAGTGTCGGAAGGAGGAACGGGTTACAGAATTGAAAAATTAGCAACACTTGGGTACGAGTTCTATCGGGAACATCAAGTCTATAATCATACACTTGCAGTAAGGGTCTATTTTAACGAAGAAGATATCACTGAAACTCTCAACATACAACGATTCAAATGGTCGAGAGTATCCGAAAATACTGATGGTGATCCAACATGGAATGAACTTCATGCTAATTCTGGGTATAAGATAGAGATAACGGGAGCGGATTTAGCCGGAGACACATTTTTTACTCTTCAGTTTTACGATGTTACAAGTAATAAAATATTAACTACTAAATTTTAAAAATATGGCAATTCTAGCACAAGAGACGTACTCAATACGTCGATTAATTGACGGAAAGACATTAAATTTCGTCTTGCAGTCCAATCAGGCAATGACACAGTTATTCACTCCTGATCCTTCAACGTTTGTACCGAACTATTCGGCTACACCGTTTTTAGTGATTACACCAAGTATCTTAATAGCCGGAGAGTCTGGCGATCAGATTGCTAAACTGAAAGCTGCTCCTTCATGGAAGATAAACGATAGTGCGACACTGACAACCTTTGGTGCGACAGCTTCTGCATCAGCTCCCTATGCGCTGACTATAAAGAACAACATGGCAAATATTTCACAGATGAAAATAGAATGTGAAGGGGTTTATGTCCAGCCAAGCACATTGGCAGAAATGACAGTTAAGGCAACCATGACATTTACAAAAGTGACCAATAACGGTGCGAGTATTATTGCAGTAGCTTCTGCACCACTGGGAACAATTTTTAAAAACGGATTAGTCTCTACACTAAAAGCCCATTGTGATATGTGGAGAGGCTCGTCTATAGACAATACAAATGTAACCTACGCATGGTCGATTAATCAGAGTGGGGCTTGGGTTGTATTGACTTCTGCCAATGCAGCTACCTATGGGATTACCGGATATACAACGAATGAAATAGTTATCCCAGCAAGTGCTGTGATTAATTATGCCTCATTCAAATGTTCAATCAAAGACACTGATTCTGGTAGTTCCACCTACAATAAAATTGTAGAGGATTACATCTCTTTCGTGGATATGTCTGATCCGTATGAGATTGATGTTGATTTTCCTAACGGGGATGGAGTCGTTTCAGGCGGTCTTGCTACAGTTAAAGTTCAGGTTCGGCAGGGGGCAACACGTATGGCGGATGCTTTCTTCACGGGCAAAACAATCAAGCATTTCAGATTCAATGCTGCGGGAACACTCGACGATACATGGGGAACAGCAGGTTATAAAACAGGCCGTTCACTTGACATCACAGAGGCCGACTTGTTAACCGGTGTTCAAACAGCGTTTGGCGTTCAATTAGAGGGATAATATATGCTATTAGCACAGGGACAATATACAATAAAGAGATTGCCGGCAGGGGGTAATCTCTTAAAATGGCAGGATGGAGTGGAAACTTGGTAACGGATCAATTCCAGGCTGGAGTAATAATGGGCTCTCAGCTGAGAACTTACGTGTTACAGGTGTAAATCCTTTCGGAATTCAGACCATTCTATGGAAATGTGTGCCTGATGCAACAACGACTGATAATGGAGGAGCCGCAGGTGGTTGGACTACTTCCGCAAAAGTACTTGATAAGAACTATGCTTACCGATACTGTGTATTCGTCTATAAAAATAAAACAGGAGGTACAACCTATCATGGATGTCAGGGAGTAAACAATCTCGATGCAACAGCAAATGGTAATCCTTACTTTTGGAATGGCACTCTTACTCCAGGTCAATGGTATTTGATGGTCGGAATAATACACCCAAGTTCCGTAACTGTTCAAAGCGGAATTAGTGGGGTGTATGATATGACAGGCAAGAAAATAGCATCTGGCACGGATTATAAATTCAGAACAGACGGAACCAATGCTTCTTTCAGGTCATATTTATATTATTCTTATGATACAACAGTTAATCAATGGTTCTATAACCCCATGCTTTATAAGTTGGATGGTACAGAGCCTTCTATTGAGCAACTGCTGCAAGTCTCTGTTCGTAATGAGGTTGATACTGTAAAAACTGATTATACTGCTAAATTAGAAGTATTGAACGAAAGCATTACGTCAAAGGTAACAGAAACGAAAACCTATACCGATAATGCCGTAGCTGCTCTTCAGGTTGGCGGGCGAAACCTTATTAAAAATAGTGACTTTAGCAACGGTTTGACAAATTGGTCGAGTGGCGGAACACTGGCCATAGATACGTCTATTTCTTTCATGGGATTAAATCCTTTGAAATATACAGGAACTTCGAATGCTGCAGATTACATAAATTTGTATCAGCAAGTGTTCTCATTATTGAAGCCAAACACGGATTACGTTTTGAGCTGTTACGCCAAATATAATGGCAATCAGGTGGGTATGTTCGGCTTATTCCTAGAAGGGAATAAAGCTGTTTATAGTTCATTGCCAACAGGAACGGTTGATTGGAAAAAGTATACCCTCAAATTTACAACAGGTGCTACTTTGACTGATCAAAGAGTGGGCTGGTATTTTGCAGCGGCAGTTGCAAATACAGTGACCGTCTGGCTTACAATGTTCAAATTAGAAGAAGGGGGCAAAGTTACTGACTGGTCACCATCACCAGATGATCAAAAGACTTGGGTAGAACAGAATTACTCAACAAATGCTCAGACTTCTGATAAAATCGCGTTAGAAATTGGAAAAGTTCAGATTGGAGGAAGGAATCTGATACTAAATAGTAATAATATTCGTACTATTCCAGAAAGGGGATGTGGTTATGGCAGCATAGTGTTTGATATTACAGATAAAGACGGAGGTACTAATGCCGCAACAATTACATTTAAGACGAGTACTGATTTTTTTAGAATTGGCAATGCCACCACAGGGAGTACGTTAAAAATTAGTGGGAATACTTACACTTATTCTGCTTTCATTTACCCCGTAATAGGTACGCAAATAAAAATGTCAATCTCTGCTTTAGACCCTGTGATCTGCACTCTAGTTGTAGGAAAATGGCAGCGCATTTCAGTCACGGCAAAAATGGAAGAGGGAGCATGGTATGATAATTGGAGATTTGTAGACCTTGCACCTGTTAACGTAGGTGACAGCTTTAAAATATATCATCCACAAGTTGAAGTTGGTAATAAGGCAACAGATTGGTCACCATCACCGGATGACCTTACAAAGAATGATAGCATTTTGTCCTCGATCAATCTAAGTCAAGAAGCAGTTAAGATTAAAGCTGCCCTTATAGCACTCGAAGGAACTGTTACAGCGAACGGGAATTTCAAGATTAGGAAGGACGGTATAGCTGAGATGAAAGGTGCAATAGTTGAAGGAATGATCAAAGCACTATCCGGCAATATTGGGGACTTTTCAATAGTAAACGGTGATATAATAGGTTTTGATACTTCCGATATTGAAAGAGTTAGATTAACAACAAGTGCAATACCAGCCTTGGCATCTTTGTCAAATGTTTGGGAGTGGCTAGTAGGCGGGGCAATAACGCAAACAGCCGATTTTTTCTTTAGAGACTCTAGGCCTGAAGAGGGAGATGCTAGAGATAAGTCTTCCGATAATTACTCTTTCGGTCACACTTTCTCATTAACATCTACAGGATATATTAAAATTTCTAGAGCCGAATCATCTGTTACAACAGACTATTCAGGGACTTTAGCTATTTCAGTAGAAGACACTATAAAGATTTATCAAGGTACAACTTTATTGGCCACGGTTCAATCAGATACACCAGTATATATAGGAGTAACAGGAACACTTACATGCGTAATACAGACATCTGTATCTATAAGTAATATGCCATCGGACGTAACAATAAACTTGGTGGTAACGCAGGGTTATGATGGAATACTCAAACAAAAATCCAGTGAGAAAACTATGATTGGTTCTAATGGGTTTTACTCAATGTTTGATATCTCAAAGTTTATTTATTTTAATAAAGATTATGGCTTTGATGTACAGTTTGGGAATTCTCGTCTTAGGCTAACAGCATCCGGTATTCAGAAATCAAGTAACGGAGGTACATCATGGACTTCATTATAAACAATTAAAAACAAAACAATTATGTTAGAAACAAAAAGTACAATGATTCAGAAAGAAGCGACAGAAACAATCGGAGATGTTCTTTATAATCTCGATTACATAGTGGTAAATGGTGTTTTAACCCAAGCGAACTGTAAAATCTCAAAACAAATTGCATCCAAGGTTCAGACACCTGAGGGAGAACAAATAGTTACAGACTTTCAGAATATAGGAAATATTAGTTTAGCGAATAGCACCTTAGAGTCTAAAATCAAAGGTTCTGAAACATCTTCGGTGTATATGACACAATTTGAAGCTTATTTGAAAGAGATTACCCCAGTAGTAGAAACAAAATAAAATAAAAGAAAGGAGAAATAAAACATGAAATTACTATTTATTAATTACATCTTTCACAACGACCTGCACGGAATCGCTATGTGGTTCCTTGTAGTCGGCTTGATGGCCTTAATTCCTAACATTGCAAGCTTGTTCGATTTAAAGACAGGTATCAATGCAAGCCGAAGATTGGGCAATTTCAAAACTACATCTTACGGTCTCAGAGAGACTATTAGTAAGGATAAAGATTATATGATCTACTTCGTCCTAATGATGCTCATAGACTCGTGTTTGTCTTTCTTTATTGATATTCCTGTTCTCTGCATTGTTTGCGCTATTGCAGAAACAGCGATTGAACTTTATTCAGTTCGTGAAAATATAGCAAAGGGGAGGAGTAAAGAAGAAACTCCGGCTGATCCTTTAGGAATGATGCAGCAACTAGTCTCAGTTCTAGGACAGGATAAAGCACAGCAGGTATTTAACATTCTAACGACAAAACAAGATGAAAGCAAGTGATATTCTAATAAACAAACTAATGGAATTTGAGGGGGTTAAATTAACCTCCTACAAATGTCCCGCAGGAAAGTGGACAATAGGTGTTGGCCATACACAAGGAGTTAAGCCCGGACAAACAATTTCGAATGCACAAGCTATTGCGCTTTTGAAAGGTGATTTGCTTGAATTTGAGAAACAGGTGAATAATCTTGGTTTAACACTTAAACAAGGGAGATTTGATGCCTTGGTAGACTTCGCATTCAACTGTAAAGGATGGAGAGAATCTACCCTTATCAGAAAAGCATTAGAAAACGTAAATGATGAATCTATACCAAACGAGTTTAGGAGATGGGTCTATGCAGATGGCAAAAAGTTAGATGGATTAGTTAAACGTAGAGAATGGGAGGCTCAGAGATGGGAAGAAAGTATATAATCATAGTAACTGCATTGGCATTGTTTGCTTTATGCTCTACTATAGCGGTACAATGTTCCCGGATAAAGTCTGTTTCGTCTGATCGGGATAGATTGAGTTCAAACCAAACAGAGCTACTTTCAGCTAACGAATCATTCAAGACTAAGGATAGTCTGAATGCAATTAAAGTGAAAGCATTGACACTTACCGTTGATGAATACAAGAAATATCGTTCTGGGGATGCAAAGGTTATCAAAACGCTGGATGCGGAT